GGCGAAGAAACGTAAAAAGGCTGGCACTTCTGATAAGAAAAAAGAAGCCGAGACCGTTGAAACACCTAAGGCTAAACTTGCTGGTTTCAAGGAAGGTTAAACAGTAATGTTAACATTTAAGTCTTATATAGCAGAATGTACTTGCGAGGAGTTAGTCTCAGAAGCAGCTGAGTATCAGGGGAGAAAGGTTGAGCTTAATAACCCGTTCCGTACTCCTGATGGTCCTAAGAAGTTTTCTGTGTACGTAAAGAACGACAAGGGTAACGTGGTAAAGGTTAACTTTGGTGATCCAAACCTCTCTATAAAGAGGGATGATCCAGAGCGACGTAAAAGTTTTAGAGCAAGACATAAATGCGATAACCCCGGACCTAAGTGGAAGGCTCGATACTGGTCATGTTACCAATGGCGCGCCGGAGCAAAAGTAGATAGTTGATACTGTATAAATACAGTGTAAGTAAAAATTTTAACCCAAAACAACAAAAAGGTTTAACTGATGTCTCAACAGCACTTTGACTTAGTTGATCATGTAAAACGCGAAGAATCCCGCCTGGAGCGGATCGAACAGAAAATTGACAAACTATCTGACGCTATGATCGACTTGGCCAGGGCTGAGGAGAAATTGATTAACATTGAAAAGCAAAATAATCAGCATTTTGAACGAATGAACCGTTTCTCTGCTCGCATGGATGAGTTGGAAGATGAAGTTACCGAACAGGGTAAGACTGTTAAAGTAATGCAGTTTGTTCTAAGTATAGCTACTACAGTGGTTGTTGGTGCTGCTCTAAAACTCTTTTTTGGTAGCTAATAAACGTTTAACGGAGACACTTAATGTCAAACAATATTTCGAAAATTATGGAGGCGTACAAGTCAATGAAAGTCTCCGAGCAGTCAGGCAATCCAACTGGTATCAAGATCTACCATAAGGATAAGAAGACAGGCAATGAGCATAGCACAATTGTATTCACTGCAAACGATGCTCACCGTCACGAAAAGCAACTCAAGAGGGGCGGCCATAAAGTTGTTGCGCGCGCCTTGATGCACGGTACTAAAGAAGGCGAGCGTATGCATGTTAAAGAGTCATACGAATTCGACGAGTCTGTGGATCTTGGTGAGTCATTACAATCATACATGGAAGCATGTTCACGGATGAAGTCAAACAAAGAGCAGGCGGAAGTAGAGGAAAAGATGTCATCTAAAGAAAAGATGGCAAAAGGCCTTTACAACAAGAAAGAAGCTATGGATCCTGTTGGACAAGAAGACGACGACGTCGATAATGACGGCGACACAGACAAGTCCGACGAGTATCTTAAAAAGCGTCGCAAAGCTATTGCTAAGAACGAAGCTGTGGAAGATGGTGACTCTGAAGAAGAACCTGTTGTAGCCCCCAAGAAATCTAAAGGCGCTCCCAAGTCTTCATCAACTAAAGACTTCAAGGATAGCGACCACCAATCAGATAAGAAAGCAGAAATATCTAAGATTGAATCGGTTGATACTCGCGAAGCATTCATCGCCTTGTGGTCACAAATTGAAGAGGCGGCTAGTCACACAAAGGACGCATTAGCTCCGGAAGAGATTGATTCTAAAGAATCCCCTAAGTCAAAAGAATTCATCGCCAAGCATAAGCAATCTGATAAGAAGATTGAGGATGGCGAAGAAAAAGGTCACGATATGGCGACTAAAGCTGGTCAAGTTACTAAGCAGGCACCAAACCGTGGCAATGATAACCTGTCTAATGGCGACAAAAAACCTGTAAAAGGAAACTAAGATGATTAAATCTCCAAATTGGTGTGTTGGTGCAGAGCCGACAGTAAAAGGTTGGGTCAACCCTAAGACTGGCGAATTATTGAAGTCTCAAAAATTCAGTAAGAAGCAAGTTTCTGAGTGGCACGATGCCCGTAATGGGGTTGGTGATAAACATGATGTAGCTGTTTTGGCCGCAGAACCCGACGAAATTGAATTTGAGCAAGACGACTTAGTTGAGGAGTAAGATATGGAACTACTATGGAGTTTCATTAATTCTATATTTAAGCGAAATGAAGATGATCAACAGGAGCCATCCGTTTTAAAGGAAGCCCCATGTAACCACGTCAGTTTGGAAGAAATGACGAAGGAAGAGCTTGATGCTCTCGGTGCCGAGAATGGTATCAAGCTCGATCGCCGTAAAAGAAAGGATGCGTTGATCAAGCAGCTGAACGAGAATAATATTTACTACAAGTAGTGGTAATATAATCTAATATTATGTACTAGTGAAC